TGCCCGAACCTATAAAATTAGATGTTGAATTATAAAGCCCCCCACTGAAATACACAGAAAAATCAGCAGATGTTATAGGGAAAAAACTATCTCCAACAATTGCAATAACCTCTTGCCCCGAAATGGATTGACCCGTGACAAGTGTGATAACACCCATAACATTATAAATGTGAGTAGTTGGGTTGCGGATGATTGTCATAAAATAGCCTGAAAATTTAGAGACATTTGGGTTTTGAAGTGGGTGACGCGTATAACTATCAATATCGGTAGCAAGGGTAGTAACCTGGTTAATTGCATTAGTGGCACTTGCTTTTGCCTCATTTGCAATATTTTTTGCATCAGTTGCGCTACCAGATGCCCCCTCGGCCTCCGCCTTAATCGCGGTATAGCCAACGTCGATTTTGGACATATCACTATTGTAGTCACCGAGCCATGACGGCTTATCCGTGGCGATAAATTGCGAAAGTTGCAAACCGGACGTTTTGTTAGTACTGCTCATAATTAATTACCTCCATTATTTGTACCGCTCCAATCGTAATCATAAGCATTAATTTGCTTATCATCATAAATGTTAGCGGTTAAATCCAAAGCGTCATAAGTTGATGCCGATAGAGCATTAACTCTCATATATTGGGCTAACTCTAAAATAACCTGTTGATGACTCTCTCTTTTGCCGGTAAAAGGTGAATACAACCTCCACAAATAATCAAAAAGAATAAAATAGCTGTAAAGGTCAAATCTAAAGGCCATTATTTTATAATTATCATATTCGGCCGCCGTAAGGTTTGCATTATCATATTGAATACAAGTTAAACAAAATCTGAGGGAATTATAAAGGTCGTTAAGAACATTTTGCAGACAATCGGGGGTTTGATAGATTGGATTAATAACAATTTTTTGATCATCACAATTGCCCAATAGCTTGTATAAGGTTTCGAGACATTTGTTAAGTGTATCGTTTGATTTTGTGTCGATATAATCCCTTAATTTTGAGATTAAATCCAACACAACATTAAGTTTATTTGTGAACTCAATATCAAGATTGTTAATTTGATTGTTGGTATAATTTTTTAAGATAGCAATTTGAGAATCAACATAATCTAAAAGAGTGTTATCGTTATTGTCAATTTTATCAGAAAGGGCCTTAATTATATCGGCAAGTTTGCAAATCATGTCAGCGTATGAATAGCTTTCTGAAAATGCGGTAGGAATTTGCAGCGAAAAAGGTGAAAAGCAAGGTCTACAGTTTTTAAAGATATCGTTCATTTTTTTCCTCCTCTCTAAGCTATTTGCAAAAAGCATATATCTATCTCGTTAATAATCATGCGGTCGATATTTAAAAAAGTTTTTCTGAAATCTTCTAAAAGTTCGCTTTGACTTTTATTTCCATTTTTTCCAAAAATGGATTTTTTGTAGTTGTCTGTAGTGGTTGCTTTTTGGACATTTTTTGAGGTTGCTTGAGAAGCCGCCGAAGCATAGACACCGCTGTCAAGGTCGCCTCCAGTAATCATTTGTTGAGGGGTATCGCTTGTAATGCCAACATCACTACCAGTAGTCTCACCCTCCCCAATAGTTGTATGCTCCATAACCTCGCTATATCCCATTGGATTAAGTGGGTCAATCTCTAATAGGGTTGATTTATACAACTGATTGTAGTAAGGCATAATTTCATCCATTAAGCGGTTAAGATAAAAAATAAATAGTGCCGGTGTTTCTGCGCCGATTTCTCGAAATCTAAAATGGTCGATAATTTTTTTATTTAGTTTTTCGCGATAAGTTTCATCAAAAATTGGATAATTTTTTAACCCTAAATCCCAATTACTATTTATCAACTCTTGCAAGTAAATTGTATAATTCGCCATTTTTGTCATCACCTCCGCCCTCAATAAATTGGGGCTGAAACTCAACAGAAATATTAAGATTAAACATATCGTTAATTAATTTACAAGCATCAAGTCTTGCGTTAAGCCTCCGCAATACGTTTGCATTTGCAGCAACAGTATTTGCGTCTGCCTCGCTTGTTATTAATCGCTCCTTTTTTAAATCGTTAGAATTTTGAATACCCAAAAATGTCAATGCCTCATTAAAAATTTGTTTTTTATAGGTTTGAATTTTATCGGAAATAAATGGTGCGTCAGTTTTAAAAACCTTAATGTCGTCTGGATTAAAGGACTTGTAAGTAAATATTGCCTGCACGTATCCTTGAACTTTTTGCATTATATTGCGTAGACTAAATTGCATTTCCTCCGGTCCCATAACAAAATAAGGTGTTTTTTGGGCAGAGATATTAATATCGGCGGTACGTTGAGCGTCCATTAGTCGGCTGGCAAAGCAATCAATAGCCACAATATCCGGGGTGTGTAAATAGTTATTATAGATAATAACGCTATCATCAATCGTAGTCGGATAATTATAACCATTAGCTGCGTATGCCCGTCGCATAACCGGTCTATTGTATAAGTCTAATCTACCTCCAATTGTACAAGGCAAAATATTAAACTCATTCATGACGTCGTCCAAAAAGAAAAGAACGAATCCTTTCTCTAACAAATTTAATTCCACCCAGCGCGGGTCGATATTTGATGGTAAATTTATCCATTTGAAACTATTTACAGCTAAATCCCTTAGCAGATTAAAATAATAGTAATAAGTATCGTGACTTGTTTTATCTGCAAAATTGTTAGAGTTTAGACTTTTTTTGCGCGCCATTAAATCACCTCGTTAGACAAATTGTAGTTGCCGACATCTGTCGTATGCCAAAATGTAATGCCGGTATCCAGTGTGTTTATAATTTTATCCAAATAAATCACCGGTATGCTAGCCCTTACGGTAGCACCTACTGTCTGCACAAAATTATAGGAGCGTCTACCCACAATATTTGGGATTTTTAGCTGGTTGGTTTTATAGCCGTACTTTGTAAAGTAATCATCAATAATTTTGGCGTACTCGGGGCGAATTGCTTTGCATTTTGCGATAATTTTAAAAGCGCCCGATCCCAACAAAGCCGATGTGGCCGAAATATTACCGTGTATGCTGTCTGGTGTAATTGCAGATTGATAAACTTGCGTGAGTGCATTAGTAACAGTCGTTACCAGTGATGCAGCTCCTGCGATTGCTGTGCCTACAGTTGCACCACCACTTGCAATTGCTCCACCAACGCTAGCACCTAAGGATAATGCGCTTGTACCAACACTCGCAAGCAGTGCAGGGCCTTGTCGCGCTACCCAGTTTTGATAATAGTTGGATATAAATGGCAAAACGGGCCAACCCGAGATTTGGATTACAAAAGATGGGTCATCAAAAACCCCATGATTGTCATAAGCAATACCCAAAAACGCCGTGGGGTTTGGGCCGAATCCGCATGCACCTCTTACAGTACGGTCATCTCCCATCAGCTCATAACGATAATCGACAGATGAGCCCGGCCCCTCTAATACTCCAACGCAATATGGATAGGTGTATAGTTTATTATTTTTTGGCGTATAATTAAGATTGGGACTTGGCATGCTAATATTTGTCTCAAAAATATTATATGCAGGAGACCAAATTACATTAGATGGTACGCAAAAAATACTTACAATTGCATCCGCTTTACCCTCGGACGCCGCAGCCTCCAACAATACACCAACGTCACTAATCGATGGGATTTTAATAAAATACGATGAGACGGGTAATCCGCCCCAGTTACCGGGTTGAGACCATTGCATACCAACCTCTATTTTTTCGGTCGAAAAACAATAAATATCCATACCATTAAAATTTGAGGATTGCGATGCGGTTGTTACATAAGGGCCAAGCTCCAAACCCTCCGGGACGGTATTTGCGCCTACACTATCGTTGTTAGTGTGTTCGCGGCTAACAAAACTTGGCATAATGTTGATGTCAAAATAGTATGTCTGCCAGACATCAATCTCAAAAAATATACGGGACATTTGCTCGGCAATATATGTTACGCGCGTGATAAAAGCATAATACCATTTATTACCATAATTTGCATTTTGGAAAAACACATAATTAGCATTAACTAGCTGCTCGGCATTAGCCTTAATATCCATGTACTGCTCTACACGTTGATAACTGCTCTCGTCAAAATTTAAAAAAGCAGTTGACTTAAAATATGCTAGTTGATTGTCTTGATTATCCCATGTAATAGTATCAATATACTTATTATTAAGAGGCACGCCCTTACAAATGTAAAGGTTGGTAATCGGTTGAAATAAACCCATTGTATTGACCTCGTATTTTCAAAATTAGGCGTGGGCGGACGAAATATCCGCCCACGCATTAAAATTATGGAGTTACAGTAATTACGCTAGACCCAGATCTTGCGTTATCAAAAACACTAGTTGCGGTAATGGTAACGGTACTTGCAGTCTCCGTGCCACCAATAGTGACAAGACCACTCGGACTTACTGTAGTTAGCTCGGACGATGACGACCAAGTAACTGCTTTATTTGCAAATCCACTTGCATCAACAACAGCGTTAAGCTGCACTTGCTGTCCTTTTGTAGCGGTTGCAGTGGCGGGCGAAACCGTTACGCTATTAACAACGGGTGTCTCCATTGTAAAAACAACAGCATTTGCAAAAGGAGAGACGCTAAAGGTGCGCCAGGCATGGAGCCAATAATTCCAATACAACCCCTCTCCGTTGTACTGCTCGGTCATATTAATATAGTGGTCAAAAATCATAAACCAGTCCCTATCGACCAGGACAGCACCAATTTTATCGAGCTGGGCCACCTCATCATCGGTAAGAGGACGATAGTTAGGGTCGTTTGCAAAAAGCAGAGCCAAACGGTCACTATCAATATCACTAAAGCTATTAATGACAACTGTGTGACCCATAAACTCGGCCTTATCCATGTTAAAGGCGACAGCCAAACTACCAACATCAATTACGGCCGAACCGCGAGCCGTCAAAAACAAGTACTGGTCGTCCTTGTTAGTGTAAGTGTGTACACCGGCATAGTTATATTTTGTTGACATTTCGACAAGCAAATTGGAGACACTGCGCGCCTCGATGGAAAAATCGTCAGCGTTTGCTTTGTCAAGCGCGGCAATAGTGGTAGTAGCCATGTTGCCATTAAGAGCATTAATAGCAATCATATATTTAGTTACCAGATACTCATCATAATTGAGCGAGGTGTAAAGAGTATCAACAATCCGTGCAATAAGATTATCAATACCCTGCCAACTCAAAAATGCTTGCCTAAGCTCGTCGTTAGAGATGGTAACCTTATAAAATTTTTGGAAATTGAGGGTATGATAAGCCGCCTTTACGTCAGGGATTTCTCGCTTAAAAATATCGGTTTCGGCCTTTTCGGGGTCAAACTGAAAAGGTTTGGCAAGGTCAACAAAAATTTCCTCAACTGTTTCGCCAAACTCCAAAATACCTTTTTTAAACTGGCGCAAAGGATTATCATATAGCTTAGAGGTAATAAGCACATACCCAATACGGTTTACAAGTGCATTAAGAAAAGCATTCTGCCGCGCCGAATAGGTAAAGATATAATCACCAAGAGCTTTTACGCTCTCTGACGTATCAGCAATAACCGGCGGATTTGCAAAAACCTCGGGATTATCACCCAGGACAGCTTTTGCAATGGCCTGGGGGGTTGCGCTAAGTTTTACATTTTTAGGGATAGTTGCCATTTCTCAACCCTCTCTTTCTTCAAAAAGTTCTTCAAAAGTTTGTTTTTTCCCGTCGCGGCGGATATCCTCTTTTTGTTCGCGTTTGATCTCTTCGCGGCTAGTCTGTTTGTCATCCTCAACTTCTTCTGCTTTTTTGTCCTCACCATACAAAAATCTATCACGGTATTTCCTGCGGATTTCATCGCGTTCTCGTTCCGCGGCTTCCGCGCGGTCTCTCCAGTTTTCTCCGTCATAAGATTCGCCGTATTTTTTTAGCATGCCCTCACGCTCATCAAGCTCGTCTTTGAGTTTTTTGAGGTCGCCCAGCATATCATCGTCAAGACCACCGCTATCTGCGATGCGCTCAATGATTTTATACGCTTCATTGATATCAATCATTTAATGACATCCTTTCCTTAATAGTATATTTTAGCGATAATTTATTGCAAAGAGAACTGATTGTATCTGCGTCACCCTTTGTGACATTTTGGATATCAATTTTATAAAACTTAATATTTGCAATAACGTCCCACTCGTACAACTTGTACTGCTCAATTAGATTGATAAGTGATTGCGCATAAGTGGGCGATGTTGCATATCCATCAAGCGATACTTTTTTGGCTGCCTCAATATAATTGGTCTCACCGATTAGATTAGCATAACGCTCTAATCGCCAAAACAAATTACTATGGTCAGCAATACTCTCGGCCCAAGACGCATACTTTTTAAATTTTGCCGTAACGCTAACGTATTTTTCACCGTCCCACTCTTTGGTGGGATAACTTACATAATTGCCGTTGTAGGAGCCTTTGATCCCAAAAAGATTATTTGATTTTTTGGTAAGCCCGCTCAACCCATATCCGCTTTCCAAGATTGCTTGAGCGGCGGTAAGCGACGCCAAAATTTGGGTTTTTGCCATGTCGGTTTGTACCATCGGTTTAATTTTTGCCAAAAAATCGTCAACTTGCTTTTTAGTTGCCATGCTCTTTTTCCCCCTCTTTTAATTGCTCTAAAATAGATTTTAATTTTTGGGGATATTGCAACCCCATTTTGCCGCCATTCTCAAGGATTGATAATCCCTCGTTTGCAATGTAAAAACCAATTACTGCAACTCTCAATAATCCCCCCGCTTGCATAACATTATCAAGGACATTTGCAAGGGCGACAATTAAAAAAATAATGAGTTTTTTTGCAATCCCTTTAAAACCAATCTCACTATTGAGATTTTTGTTAAAAATTGCCTGTACAACGCCTGTTATATAATCCAAGACGCACACACACACTAAGGCGTTGAGCCAACCATCCATGCCACCATACATATATGACAATATTGCGCTAACGCCACCAAAGGCAACTTTTATAATATTCGGGGCTTTCATATCATCACCCCCTTTCCCTTATTTAATTATAAGGTATATTTATATTAGCGTCAACATTATAAATATTATTTATTCCTTTTCTTCAAAAAAAAATTAAAAAATGATTGACACTTTTTATTTTTTATGGTACAATAGTGGTGGGTTAAAAAATAACCACAAAAATTCATGGAGGGAAAAAATGATTACAAGAAGTGTCCGAAAAACCGAGTACTTGGTAACTATTATCAATAAGGATGGTGAAAAAGAAGTACCGTTTTACCTTATTAATGCAAAAGAAGGTACCAAAAAGAATCTCGATTTTGTGGAAAAAAAGTTTAATAAATTTTATAAAGACCCCGCAGGAAAATTTATTGTAAAATCTATTGCAATTGTTTGCGAATTAACTAAAAAATACGAAATGGATGAAGAGTTTTTCTTCGAAAACGCTAAGGAGATTTATGATGGAGAATAATCTTATTGTTTCAAGCGGTGTTGGCGACGATTTTAATCTTGAGGGCGCGATTACTAATCGCAGTAACTCTTACACATCTGTCGATATGACAAAATTTAATGACGCTGAAAAAGCAAAATTTTTTGCAGCAATCAATTCACCGGAATTCAAAATCGCAGATTTTGTAAACAAAGAAATCAAAATGCAAAATATCTATTGTGAGGTAATCGAAACAACGGATATGGCAACCGGAGAACTCATTAAATTGGTTAGGACTATAATTATCGACGATGAGGGAAATGGCTATTCGTGCGCATCTAAAGGAGTTTTCAATTCATTTTCTAAAATCGTCAACCCTTATTTTTACGGAGCGCCTCCTTATGATAAGCCGCTGATTGTGGTGCCCACGCTTGTTAAAACTCAAAAAGGTTTTAATACGCTGACTTTAATCCCTAAAGGGTTTGTAAAATAAAAATGAAAGGAGGGCCGACTGCTAATAACGCAGTCGGCTTTTTATGGGTTATAAATCTAATAAAAATATCTACTATGATTTACGTAAATCTCCATTTATTTATATGTACTCGGATGAGATACACTTTTATTTTAGCAGTAAATTAAACATTATAAAATTTACCGAAAGAATAAAAGATTTTACGGAAACAATGGATAACGCTTTAAAATCTCGTTATCATGTTTCAATTGATTCTTCATTATTATCAACAATTCATCTTTATCAAAAAATCGAAAAAAGAGGATTTTGTATTTTGGTAAAAGGGGATGAAGTAAAATGGCCAGAGCAAATAAAATTAACTTTCGCGAAGCCGATGCTAACAAAATAAAAAATATAGTCAAGCGTGTTAATGCTAAGATTAATTATAACCTCAAAAAAAATCCGGAAATAGCTCCTTATTTGCCAGAAAAAGAATCTGCGCAACAAATTATAAACGCATTAAAAGGTGGAACAAGAAACCAATTTAATGACTACGTAAGACAAGCAAATAATTTTTTAAAAAGGGGGTCTACAAAAACAGTAAATTATGGTGGAGAACAAATACCACTTTTTTTAAGAAAAGAAATCTCGGTGCGTTTGAACCGAATAAATACTCATAGAAATGCCATGTTATCAAAAATTAAAGTTGGGCCAGAATATGGGAATATTAACCGAGTAGAAAGAGCTAATCTTAGACCAAAGAAAAACTACAAAAAAACAAAATCATCGAATTTTATTAGTTTTCTTAAGAGCGTTTTTAAACAAGGCGATATAAATTATATTGATGAACTTAACCGAATATATAAAGAAAACTTTATTACGAGTATGTATAATCACGGTTTTACGGATGAAGAAATAGAAATAATAAGCGCATATTTAAACACTTTTGATATCAACGAAATATATCTGTTATCTTTAGAGGATGAAAGGCTGCACTTACGATTTATTTATTCCGAAGAAATTGAAAGCGACGAAAATCTGCCCTCAACAAATATGGTAAAAGCTTTTATAGAGCACTTTGGAATTTTACCAAGTGTAAATTATTATAACTTTAACGATGATTTTTACAGCTGATTTTGAGACAACAACAACGCCTGACGATTGTCGGGTGTGGGCCTGGGCATTATGTGAGGTTGGCAACATTGACAATTTTATTTATAATAACTCACTATCTAGTTTTATGGATTATATTTCAAAAAATGCGCCAATTACACTTTATTTCCATAATTTAAAATTTGACGGCCAATTTATTTTAGACTATTTATTTAATAATAATTTTACATTTGTAAAAGACAGAAAAGATTTAGATGCTAAAACATTTACAACTCTTATAAGTGACAGGGGTTTATTTTATTCGCTGGAAATATGTTTCAAAGTCTCACCAAATGGCAAAAAGAAATATTTGGCACGGATTTATGACAGCTTAAAGATAATTACTGATAAGGTGGAAAATATTGCAAAAACATTTGATGCACCAACAAATAAGTTAAAACTTGACTATGATTTATACAGACCAATTAATCACATACTAACAAATAAAGAGATAGATTATATTCGCGGCGATGTTACAATTATGGCCCATGCGTTTAATATCTTGTTTTCCCAAAATTTGACAAATATGACTGCGGGAAGCAACGCTCTATCGGATTACAAAAATATGATTGGCAGGCGCAATTTTGATGAGTTTTATCCCCCTCCTGAATATGACTGGTCGATTAGACAATCTTATAGAGGAGGGTTTACTTATCTTAATCCAATTCATAAAAATAAGATATTATACGGCATAACTGTATTAGATGTTAATAGTCTATATCCATGGGTTATGTATGAGTGTTATTTACCATATGGAGAGGGCATGCATTATGACGGTCAATATGTATATGATAAGGACAGACCACTTTATATTCAATGCATAACATGTAATTTTAAGATAAAAGATAATAAAATCCCAACGATTCAAATAAAAAATAGCCGATATTTTAAAGAAAATGAATATTTATTAAATTCAGACGGCGAAGATATTACCCTTTATTTAACGTCAGTTGATTTAAAATTATTTTTAGATCAATATAATGTAACAAATATTGAATATATTGAGGGCTGGAAATTTAAACAATCTAATAAATTATTCAAAAAATATATAGATAAATGGATAAAAATAAAAAATGAAGCAACAATTTCTGGGAACAAAGGAATGAGGTCTCTATCTAAATTAATGTTAAACTCGCTTTATGGAAAATTTGCAACATCACCAAATGTTCGCTCTAAAATTCCATATTTTGATGAAGAAGAAAAAATAGTTAAATACGCAGATGGCCCAGAAGAAACAAGAAAACCTGTATATATCCCAGTAGGGGCATTTGTAACCGCTTATGCGCGCGAAAAGACAATAAGAACATCTCAAAAAATTAAAGAATACTCTTTAAAAAAATACAAAAAGGACATGTATATTTATTCAGATACCGACAGCATACACACATTTCTTCCGCTAGATGACCTTAAAAAAATAGTAGATATTGATGATATAAAATTAGGGGCGTGGAAAATAGAGGAATCATGCTATAATGGTAAATTTATAAGACAAAAATGTTATGTCGAAAATGTTTATCACAGCAAAAAGGATATCGAGGAATTTATGAAAAAAGAAGAAAATAAAGAACTCCTGCATCATGTAGACGTTTCACGTGAAACAATTCTAAAAATAACTTGCGCAGGAATGCCGGAATCATGCTACAAATATGTTACATTCGATAATTTTCAAATTGGTTTGCAAGTCAGCGGAAAGTTGGCACCCAAAAAAGTTTCTGGTGGAATTATTCTAAAAGATATTGACTTTACGCTAAGATAGTGATAAAATATTAGATAGAGCTATTATAGTGTAATGTGATTACAGACGGCGGGTCGCTACAGTGTAAAAACTGCCTACTGTCTCATATTTCGGTTTGCCCCGAGTAACACAACCTATAATGGCTCTATTTATTTTAGAGGTGGTTACTATAAATAATTTTTATGATTTAAATAAACCGCTGTCTTATAACAAACTGTATTATTTTATAGTCGGTGGACGGTCGCAAGGAAAAACTTATTCTTTTAAAAAATGGGCAATAAATTCTTTTCTAAAAAATAAGAGTCAATTTGTGTATTTGAGAAGATATGAGACAGACTTTAAAAAAATTGAGCTATTTTTTGATGATATGGGCACCGAAAATTATAGTTGTAAATTTAAAGTATCTGCAAACACTTTTTTCATAAACGATGAAATAGCCGGATATTACTTCCCATTAACTTCTGCCCAAAGTTTAAAAAGCACTCCATTCCCCAGAGTGCAAAGAATTTTATTGGACGAATTTATTCTTGAGGATGGGTTCCAACACTATATTCCCAATGAGGTATTTTCAACTCTTTCGCTTTATGACACAATTTCAAGGGACAGAGATATTCCAATGTTTTTCATGAGTAATGCTGTAAAATTCAACAATCCGTATTTTAATTATTTTAAGCTCAATAAAGCTTATAATGGGAACATTATGGCAAAAGATGAGATATATTTAGAGATTATTGAGAATGAGAGATTCACCGCAGCAAGAAAACAAACAAGATTTGGAAAACTTATAAACAATACTTCATATGGCCAATATGCGATTGATAATAAATTCATGGACGATGACAATTCATTTATCGCAAAAAAACAAAAAACAGCTATATTCAAGTTTTCAATCATCTGGCATGGTCAAAAAATCGGGGTTTGGGCAGATTATACTAATGGTTATTGGTGTATAAGTGATGATATAGACCCATCTAACAAGATTGTTTATACTCTATCTTTATCAGACCACCAAGAAAATACTCTTCTTTTAACTACTATAAAAAATAATATTTTCTTCAAAAATATGCTTAACGCTTTTAGGCTAGGAGTGCTAATTTTTGAGAGCCAAAAACTAAAAGGCACATTTTATGAAATAATTAGGAGAATTGAATAATGTTTTATTTTTATGTCCCTGCTTGGGTTATTATTACATTTTTAATTTTGATAATTTCTGCACTAATAATTATTAGTGTTTATTTTGGCTCAAGATATTGACACTTTAAAATAGTATGATATAATAGATATAGTAGGAGGGACAAAGGAGGCTAATCATGACAGTAATTCAATTTGCTTTAAACCATTTCAATCCTAATCTTGTAAAAATGTGCTTCATCCTCTTTTTCCTTTTAGCGTTTGGGTGTATGGTAACTTACCTTATTGACACATTCTTCCGCGACTAACAAATAATATCTTCACTCCTACTAATCCCGCTCGATTTGAGCGGGATTTTTTATTTTTAAAAGCGTTGACAGAAAACAATTTTTGCTGTATAATATAGTAAAGAGATAAATTAATGGAGGTAATAAAAATGATTGGTAAAAGTTTAGAGTTTTTAGATGCGATTGAAAATTTACTTGACGCCAGAACTGCGATTTTAAACCTTGTGGAAATAGGACAAGAACAAGATGAACTTTTAAATTTTTCTTCAGAAATAGGAAAAATAATTGAAAAAATGATTAAAATAAGTGTTGACAAATAACAACCTTAGCTGTATAATATAGTAAAGAGA